TGCAGACGATCATAATTTATTCATCTCTTTACGCAGGTAATCGAGTATTAAGCCTCCAACGTATGCTTCTTTATCTCTCCAAAACTTAATGATTTCTTTCGCTTCTTCGTAATCATGGGATTCAAATTCAATCTGAATAGCTTTTTTAACGTCATCAGTCATCTTATCTAGCTCATCTTCTAAATCTTCATCGTCTAGAATAGAATAATCAATATCATCTTTAAAATCAGGCAATACGTCCCAACCCAAAATATCAAGATTGAAATCAGATTCAGTTAATGCTTCTATTTCCACCTTAAGAAGTTCATCATTCCAACCTGCATTTAGAGCGAGTTTATTATCCGCTATCACGTATGCTTTCCTCTGCGCCTCTGTAAGCCCCTTTAACGTAATAGTAGGCACTTCATCAAGACTTAGCAACTGCGCGGCTTGTAGACGACCATGCCCTGCGATAATACCGCCATCATGATCTATCAAGATAGGATTAGTAAATCCGAATTCCTTAATGCTTGCCGCTACTTGTTGTACTTGCTGTTCACTGTGAGTTCTTGAGTTGTTTACGTAGGGGACAAGTTCCCCAGTTGACTTGTACTCTATAGAAAGCATTAGACCTCAGTACCGAATAATTCTTCGGATAATGGTTGTGGGATTATAGGTTCAGGCGGTGGCTCGTTTAATCTAGAATCGACTTCCTCGCACCAGTTAATGATCTCAGCCCTGAATTGTTGCCTGTTGTACTCAGCATAGCCAAGAGTCTGAGTGATCTGATCTATCTTATCAAGCAAATCAAACCACTCTCGCTTGTAAACTTCATTGATTTTGGTTACTAATTGCAACTCCATACCCTGCTCCGTATGTAATTAGTTGCCGTATTGTACTACAAATTACTAAAAGTGTTAATTAAATTCATCTTTGGCTATAGCGCATAGGCTAATAACGCAAAAAACGATCATGTATAGGATCATAAATGCCTCTCTGGTTGGTGGAGGCGCATTCTATACAGGTTAGCTTATGATCAATAATGCTATTTAATCATCTGCGATATGCATTAAATTAATAGTCCGTTTCGACCACCAGTGGACTAATCTGGCTCAAAGGGCTAGGGGTAGCCTCGGTCTATTTGTTTCTCTCTTCCCATCGTTTCTGTGCATCTCTTACTATGAAATATGATCCCCTCATCAAGTAAGCAAGAATAAAAATAAATGTGACTGTTCCTAAAAAATCTATCATCTTATTGCCCTCTCTCATAACCTGCGAATGGTTCTACAGGTGTATTGTGAACCCTATCAAAAGACTCTTGCACCATTTCCCTCAAGCGATCCTCAAGATATAAATAGATATCACCTCGGATCATATTCATTAAGTATGATTCATCAGAGTCGTCGTACAGATTACCGATAAACTCAGTCTGATTAATAATGATTGGAGGCAATATATCATCCCACCAACTTTCTGCGTGAATAAGAAATTGGAAGCAAATCCTATCTTTAACATAGTCGTTACACTCGATTATGTCCCCATCCCAATTATTGGTTACATTGGCATAGGATAAAACCATATCATCAAGGCGATTTTTAAACTTTAAAATGCTCATTTTACAGCGCCCCCAATATATACATCTGATAACCCATGCCAACAACTATGGCAACGGATATGCCAGTGATAAAAGCCATAAACATATCTGCATCATGGTCTTCTTTCTGAGTTTTCTCGAATGCTTTTTGAGCCAAGTAACGTGCGGCTCTGTTTTGTGCGGCTATTCTTGAGTTTGATAATTTCATTGTTTTCCCCTTTCTTGATATTTCATGATGAAACATTTAATTGATTGCCCCCCAGGGGGGCTGTTTAATTATTTTACAGATACATTTTGTGGAGCGTACAAACCTTCTAAGCATCTTACTTCATTATAAACCCTGACTCGCTTCTCTGTTGTGCCAGTAACAAAGCCGCTAACCCATGCATTAGTGTTAGCGCATTTAACCCAAACTTTTTGATTGATTTCGTATTTCATAATTTATTACCTTGTTTATTGAATGTAGGTACATTATTACCTATATAACCCTATATGTAAACCCTTTTGTATATAATATTATGGAATAAAAACTTTATTTCTTATAACTTTTTCGTATATAGAACGAAAATTAAATCTCGCCTATTCGCCACTCTTGATCTTTTATCTGCTCTTTTAGATCGCGTGAAAACTGAATAACTTCTTCTCTTACCCATTTTCTTGGTGGAAGATAGGTTAGCCGTTTCATTGCTCTTACCCTTCGCTCTCCGTACATATCTATCATGTATGTGCGGTAGCCTTCACTAACTACTGCGTCTCCCATATTCATATTGCAACGCTTGCACTGAGGAGCAACATTTTCCATAAACAGTTTTAGCCTAGAATGTCTGCGGCTGTAAAAATGCCCTCCGTCCATTGTCTTGTAATGACCAATACGACCACAGCTAACACACTGGCAGTAGCCGTTGTCATCTGATGCTTTTAATCTAACTAATCTTTGTAGTAATTTTGCGGCTTTCTCAACCTCTTGGGCGACTGTAGATTTCTTCCTCTTTGCCATTAACTTCTTCCTCAATTAAAAAGTCTACATAGTGTTTTATCTTCCGTAATGATTCTACTCCACCTTTTTCGCGCCATCTGGTAATGTACTTTACGACATTGCCCTCACAAAAATTAAGGTTATTAGCCATAATATATTCGATGGGTTGTATCTTTTTATTGGAATAATGATCACCACCAATCTGTATTTCTAATGCTTTTGACATTCTTCTTCTCCTTTTACCGTAACCTCTTCTGGACAATTCAAATCGCACCTAGCGCAAATTCCGTAACCACACGCATCATCTCCTAGCCAGTATTCAAGAGACTGTCCGCAATCACAAAATAGTTTGTTGAGAGTAATTGTGCCTGAGTGCAATTTGATGACATTACTCATGCCCCACCTTTATCTTAACTCTAGAATCTTCCCCATGATCTTTATGATAAACCACCGCAGTCATAGACCGCTCTGCGCCATAGCCTGAGTCTGAATGCCACTGGTCTGTAGAAGTCAGAGATCCCCAGTGTTCAAAATGCATCGATCCCACCTCTCTAGCTATATGGTGGTGAATATGCCCTAAGTGACAGTATCTGTTTTTAGACTGACTCCACTGATCATCAAGGTTCTTAATAACCGTTTGTAGAATCTGCTCGTGCTTAATTCTATCGCCATGATGAAATACGAATAGATTATTTTCCCACTGATAATGTATAAACTTAGAGTAATTTTGTAAGACCTCAACCCTTGGCTCGTTGTCATAAATGATTTCTAAACAGCTAGATAGGTGACAAGCCATATCAGAATCGTGATTACCCCTGACATTGATAACCACAACTTTCTTATGGGTTTTAAGCATCTTTTCTACAAGGATTTGAAATAACCTTCCTGCCAGTTTGAACGTCTTACCTATCCGCGTGTCTACGTCTACCCTTGTCCCTGCTGTGGTTTCATTCTTGCTCGAATCTGCATGAAAAAAGTCACCTACATTTAACAGCACACCAATCTCGGCATCACCAACTCTATTGGCTAATCGCTCAGTTGAGTCTAGAAGTATTTGGCTTGCTATCTTTACGTCCCAATCATCGTCATCTAGCTTAGTCTCGCTGTCGGCAAGCATTCCAAAGTGATGGTCACCTATAATATACATTGCTAGGTAATCAGCGTTTACTTTTGCAGGTGGTTTAACTGCTTTTTTAAAGCCTGTTAGATCGTCCTTGATGCCCTCTAGCATATAATTAAGGCGTTGCTGTAGGCTTTGTTTGTCTGGCTCTTGGATAACCCACTGTAAGGCTACTGAGCCGTCTTCCTTGTATGCCGTTGATATTCTCTTAGCTTGGAATCCTTCGGCTGTTTGGTGAGTTAAGTCTCGATGTGGGGCTACGCCATTTGATGCGGCTATCTTTTCTAACCGAACTATCATTTTATCAACAGTCCGTCTGTCACACTTTAGTTCTTTAGCGGCTTTCTTAGCAGAGCCATTTTTAATAACGGCATTGACTACTTCTTTTTGTCTATCTGTCGTTGTAAATTCTATAAGCGTTCTGGGGTCAGCCTTAATCATTCAACTCTCCTGTTGTTTTTTCAGCTTTTGGTACTCAGAATTCTCTGGCACTTCTAAGAATATTCCGTTGTCCCTAGCCCAATGATACACGCTATCAAGAAAATACACCATTTCGCCAACATCCAGATCACTTGTGTGCTTAACCTGATTCTCAATTACTGTCTTGCCTATCTTTATATCTTCTGTGCCTAGAAACCTTTGCTTCATCATTAACTTCATATTATCAGGCGTAGCTGTAGGCACTTTTTCAATAAACTTATCTGACATGTTTTTACACCAGACATGGAATAAAGCATTCTGATTTAGGCTTCTTGGGTTAGTGTAAGGCTTAAGAGTTACACAAAGGGGTTTTGCATAGTCCCATGCATTGACCCTTTTAATAAGAAAAGGCAACCGCTTCTCTACCTCAAGCAAATTGCCTATCTTAATAAAATCTCCCTGACTCACACTAGCTTCCTTGTCAGCCATTTTTGAGATAGTGTTGTAGTCACTTCAACTTTCTTTTTACGCAGTGTTCTACCACAATGACTTTTAACCAACTCATCATCTGTGCAGATATCACTACCGTTTAACCTGTATCGGATAGCTGTATCTGACAGGCCAGTTATCTCAGCCAATCTTTTAATCGTGTAGTATCGACCATGTACTAAGTCTGGCTTGTTTCCTTCGTATCGTATTTGTTTTGCTTGGCTAGATGCTGTCACGTATTTCTCCATCATAGTAGTAACCAAATTTATTTAAGTAGAATTCCTTCATCATTTGAACTTGATCAGGATCGACCCAAGTGACATCAGCCATTTGCATCTCTAAAGTTTTGGCTCTTATGCTGTCAGGCTTGTTATATTTTTTAGCAATAGGGGAGCTTCCACCC